CATGGATTTTGTAAAGATGTTAAGAAAATCCAGAATTATTAGATACATTTGATGTAGGAATAAGAAAGATTTAATAAAAGATATAGTAAGTAAATATTTTAATAAAAGTTCAAATACATATAATATCTCAGTTCAATTTAAGATGTCATTACAAAGTTTAATAAATAATCCAAAAGAGTTATTAAAATTAATAACTGAATGCTTAAAACCAAAAGATATAGAGAAAAAACAATTTGGAGAAGTATTTACACCAATGATTTTAGTGAATGAAATGTTAGATAAATTACCAAAAGAAGTATGGAAAAACAAAAACCTTAAATGGTTAGATCCAGCAACAGGAATGGGGAATTTTCCAATAGCAGTATATTTAAGATTAATGGAAGGGTTGAAAGATGAAATTAAAGATGTTAAAACAAGAAAGAAACATATATTAGAGAATATGTTATATATGAGCGAATTAAATAAAAAAAATGTATTGATATGTAAGCAAATATTTGATATAAATAATGAATATAAATTAAATATTTATGAAGGTGATAGTTTAAATGTAGATTATAATAAAGAATTTAAAGTAAAACAATTTAATATTATAGTAGGTAATCCACCATATCAAGAATCAAATGCAACAGGTGATAACAAGTTATATTTAGATTTTACAAAAAAGTCTTTAGATATATTAATAAATAATGGATTATTACTGTTTATTACACCAAGAAATATTTTAGAATATATATTGCTTGTAGAAAAAAATCGAAAATACATAGATGATTTTTATCAATTAAAATATTTAGCAATTGAAACAAGTAATAAACATTTTCCAAAAGTTGGTTCAACATTTGCTTATTTTTTAATAGAGAAAAAAATATATTATGAAAAAACAATTATTGAATATATGTATTGTAATAAAATTGAAACAATCAAAATAATGTTAGAAAAAGGATTTAAAATTCCAAGAGTATTAACTAAATTAGATATAGAAATATTATCACAACTAACATCAAAAACAAATAATTATATATTGCATGATTTTATGTTTGATAATAAAACACAAAGAATAAGAAAACAACATATTGATAAAAATATAGTATCAATTAAAGAAACTGATAAAAATAAAATTAAAATTATTGACACGATTAATAAAACAACACCATTTCCAGGAAAATATTATTATTATAATTTGAAAGATAATGATTTTAATAAAGACAAATTAATATTATCAAAAAAAGGATATTTAATGCCATATGTTGATAAAACAAAATCTTATACATATTCTGATAATTTTAAATATATTATTGATGATGATATGGAACAAATTAAATTATTATTTGAATCTAAAATAGTTAAATATCTATTGTTTCAATATTCAAAAAATGGATTTGATTCAATAGATATTATAAAAACAATTAATAAAAAAAATTTAAAAAATATTAAAATAGAAAATGAATTATATAAATTATATAATTTAACAGAAGAACATATTAATCATATTAACAATATATTAGGTATAAATAATGAAATTATAAATGTGTCTAAAAAGAAACCTAATAATAAAGTAGGATCAGATGAAAAACCTAAAAAAGTGGATTTAGATGATGAAAAACATAATAAAGTAGATTTAAATAGTGAAGAAGATTATGAAGAAAAGAATGAATACAAAATAATAAACCATAAAAACAAAGATTATTATTTAGAAGACGAGAAATTATATAAAATAAATAAAGATAAAACAAAAGGGGAAATATATGCAGATTACAAAAATGAAAAAGTAAAAATAATAAAAACGAAGAAAATAAAAGAAGAAGAAATAAATTATAATGAATAATAAAAATTGAAAAAAACAATATTTAATATAAATAATAAAGAAGATTTAATAGGAAATGGTAGAGAATCCAATGATTAAAAATAAGACTATATCATTAAGTGTGATAGTACCAGTATCAGATGATATGTATAGAAAACAAGGAAGAAGTCCAAAAATGGGTAGAAGAATTAAAAACATAATTTATAGGACAGGAAAGCTAATATTTAATATTATTAAATATTTTATAGTAATAATTATGATGATGTTGATAGGACCAATAGTATTAACAATGATAAAGTATAAAAATAAGTATAATTATTCAAAAATTAAATATGGGAAGATTTTGACAATATCAATATTTATTACATTGATAGTATGGATAATTATAATTATTTATGTAATAAATAATATTAAATAGAGTTAATACAATATGTGAGATAATCAAATATATTATTTTTGTTATGAATATAATTTTTGACTAGATTATATCCATTAGTTGCGATTTCTTTAGCTTTATTATCATTTTGTTTAAGCCAATTAATTTTTTCAATTAAATCTGATAAATCTTCTTTAACGGGAATATAATGTTCAAAAGGAACTAGTAAATTTTCAAACCATAATTTATATTTAGTTTCAACAATAATAACGACACTTTTAAGATAGAATAAATAAGGTAATCTATAAGCGGCAGAATTACCTTTAATATTAATAATATATTTATATTTAGCTTGTTCAATCATAGGAACAAGTTTTTTTAAAATAATATCAGAATTATTATACATTTTATGATGTGTAATAACACCATTTTCTATTTTATCTCTATTAGCAAAGAAAATAATACCAGCATCTAAAATATCGGGATATTTTTGTGATAATCTATGAACTTTAATTCTTGGATTTCTATCATCAAAATAGCAACCAGTAGCAGAACCTCTAAAAAAAGCGATTTCAATTTTATCATTCCAATTAATATTAGGAATAGCATTTTCATTAAAAACATCACACGATTCAGGATAAGCTTTTTGTGATACAATTTTCCAATCCATATCACAAGGAACAGGAATATCAAGATGGTTATCAGTAGTAGATTGAGAAAAAACAGGAATATGTGAATCATAAATTTTAATTTCTTGATTAGGATGAATCCATTTATCGCCAGTAAGAGATAAAGCAGGAAAATCTTTAGTTGAGAAAATAAAACAAGTATCTTTAATAGTTTTATGTTTAAGAAGTTCAGAAAGCATATTAATAAATTCAAGTTGGTAGGTTTGTGGCATAGCATTATAATCAATCATATTAATAAGACAACCATTATTATTAAATTTATTGAAGGGTTTAATATTTTGGTTGTTATTAAAATATTTATATTTAGATTTAAGATATTTATGAATGTTAAAGGGTTTTAAAAGATGAGACCAATTATTTGTGAATTTAATATTATATGGACTGTATAATTTATCAATTTTATTATTTAAGATACTAATAAATAACCAACCGCCAAAATCTCTATACCAAAAATGATCAAGAGTATTTTTAATAGAGATATCAGATAATAAATATTTAGGATTATTTAATTTAGTATAAACTTTAGTATTTTTGATAATATCAGGTATATTTTTATTATGTTTTTTGATATCACAAGTTATATTTGATATTTTTTCATCTAATTCTTCATAAGTAAATAAAGTTTCAAAATGTGATTCAATTCCATATTTACTATATTTTTTTTTATAATTTTTACACTCTTCTATTTCCATTATAATATTCTAATATATATATTTTATTTTTCTATTTTTATTAAAATTATTATAACTAAATTAATAATAATAAAAATAAAAATGTTAGTATTTTCAAATTATAATAATTTAAATATTTTAAACACAATAATATAAAATAATAATAGATGAGAATAAATAATAAATACATAGAAATAAGGAATATTAAAGATATAATATATAGTAATTTAATATTAGATGATAATGAAGAAAAGAATATAGAAGATATAGATGTAGAAGAAGATATAAATATGGATATAAATACGATAATATATAGTAATAAGAGAGTGGAATCATATACATTTACGAATATATATTGTAAAATAAGGAATATGATAACAGATTACGATACGATAAAAGAAGATAGATATAGAGATATACCAGAATATATAGAGAATATAGTGATAGATAAGATAATATATAAAAGGAATGAGGAAATAGAGATGATAAGATTTATGAGTAGAGAAACATTAAAAAGATTTATAGAAAAGAACAAAGAAAATGATAAGAGAATATTATATAATAAAAACAATGAGACAATATTAATGATGTGTTGTAAGAATAATTTAGAGGAAATGGCGATAGAGATAATAGATAATGAAGACAATAAATTAATATTCAAAAGAGATAAATATAAGAGAAATGCATATGAGATGGCGTGTGATAATAAATTAAAAGATGTATTAGATAAGATGATAGAAAAGATGGATGATGAAGAGATAAATGAATGTAAAGATGAAAAAATATTTAGAATGATGATAACAGGATACGAAGAATTGATAATAAAGATGATAAGAAGGATAAAAATGGATATAATAGATAAATATTTTGAGATATCATTAATAGCGTGGATAAGTTGTAATAGATATGAAAAATTAATAATAGAAATAATGAAGAAGATGAGTAATAAAAGAAGAGAAGAATTAATGAGAGAGGAATATATAGGAGAGGGAATAAAAAATATAGCGATAAAATATAAATTAAATAATTTAGAGGAATATATAAATAATATAAATAATGAATTACGAGATAGATTATGAAAAAATCAATAATAGTAATATAATAAAGAAATATACAAAAGCATATGATATAAATGATGAAATAAAAGAGGATAAAACGAATTATATAATATTATATAATGGATTTATGGGAGAGATGATAAAAAATAATAATATAGAAGAAATAATGGTGATAACAAATGAGATAGATTATAATTTAAGTGATAAAGTATTAGTATATAAAGCATTTATAGATTATTTATATTATACAAAAGTAAAAAATTTAGATTTCAATGATATAAATGAAGAAAATAGAAAAAAAATAGAAATAATATTTACAGATAGTGTGAGTATATGGTATATAAAAAACATACCGAAAACTGTAAATTACATTATTATTTATAATGTAAATAATATAGAAGATATTAAAGATGATATATATTATAGACGAAATGAAAGAGATGAAGATGGAGAAAGAATAGAATTTGATTTATCAAAAGATCTTTATGAATTATTAAATATAAATGATACTACTGAAATTATTAATTTTAAAAATTATTTAGAAAATAATAAATAATAAAAATAAATAATAAAAAAAATTGCAAAAAAGAATAGTTTGAATAGCTATCAGACAATGTTAAAGTGTCCTGACAAGTGACAATATGTTAGGATGGTGAATGACAACCGAAAAATTGTCCAGAGCAAACTGCAAACCCCTTTTTGAAAAATCTAGAGAATCTAGATAAGTCATTGAGAGAAAACACAACAACAAACAACTGTTTTTCTAGCAAAATTAATGACCACAAATCGGTTATTTAGTTTTTATAAAAACTAAATAAGCGTTGTAAAGCATAACTATTGTTATGCTGTATACAACGGTCTTTTTTATTATTTATTATTTATTTTTTTTTATAAATAATAAATAATAAAAAATAATAATAAAATAAAAAAATAAAAATAATAAATAATAATGGGATTAGATATTATATGTGCAGGTTATTCAATGTGTATGAGATATAGTGGATATGAGATGATAATAATGATGTGGTGTGAAGCTATAATAAAATATTTTGAGAATAATAAAGAGAAGATAAGAAATAAGAAGATAAAAAGAGATGTAGAAGAGTTTATAAAAAAAATAGAAAATTATAAGAATTTTAGAAAAGAATATTTTACATATTATATAAGATACAGTCATATATTTTTGATGTTTAGATTAGATGGATTTCACATATTGATGACACATTCAGGAACAGATGGTGAAATAAGTAGTAATGATGCGAAAAAGATATTAATAACATATTCAATAATAAGGAAGGAGTATGATTCAATAAATGAATTTGACGATGGGGAATTTTTGTATGGAACAGATTATACTGATAATTTTTTAGCGATATGTTATATTTCATGTATAACGAAAGAGAAAATAATATATACATAATTTAATTAAATTAAATAAATAATTTTATATTTATTTAATAAATGAATGTATTAAATGATGATAAGATAGAAATAAGAGGAAATAAATATTTATATATAGATATAGGAGAGAAAGATGTAAGAAAGATGATAAATATATTATATATATCAGATAAAAAACAGATAGATGAATTAGAATTGGAAACAGAAAATAATTTTCCGAATATATTAATATATAAGAATAGGGAGAATGTATCATTTGAGAATATATTTACGAGTGTAAGAATATTAATAACAGATATAGGGAGTATAAAAGATGGATTATATAAAACGATACCAGAATTTATAGAGAGAGTGATAATAAATAATGTAGATATAGGAGATATAAGAAATAAAAAAATAAATTTAGTAGAATTTATAGATGATAAAGAGGTAGAAAATTATATAATAGATGAGTTTATAGAAAAGGAAAAATACGATGAGATAACAGATAATAAAAGTAATTTGTTAATAATAAGTATAAAGAAGAGAGTAAATAAAATATATAATAAATTGATAGAGAAGATGGATAAAGAGGTGATATATAAGAGGGATAATAAAAATAAAAATGCGTTAGAATATGCATTAGAATATTGTAATGAGAAATTGGCAGATAAAATAATAAATAAAATAAAGGATGATAAAGAATTTATAGAAATAAACATAGAAATGTTTAAAGATGTAGTAAAAAAAAATAGAAGTCATAAGATAACAGGTGATATATTAAAATTAAATAATAATATTAAAGAAAGTTTAATGGATGAATATAAATATAAATTTGTTCATTCAGAACACAATAATAATTATTATGGTTATGAATCAAATGAAAAAATTATTATATATAAATAATAATAAAAATTAAAAATTAAAAAAATTGAAAAATTAAATATATATATATAAGAATATATAAAAATAATATAATGTCAATATGTATAGGATGTAAAAGCATTTTAGAGATATCAAGTTATGACAAGATATATTGTGATGATGAAGAATGTAAGAAAATATATTATTCAACAGTGACAGATGATATAATAATAAATAATTATAAAAATGACAAGGAAGTTTTTCATATGATATTGGATAATTTTTATTCAATATTTAATGCGGTAGGAGCGGAAGAAAAATTAAAGCCAATACCATTAATAAATGGGATAAATTCATATAATGAATTAGTAAAGGTGATAAAGAGGGAGAGATTAATAAGTGATTATAAAGATTTATATGAAAATATAAATGGAAGTAGTTCAGATAAGGAGATATATGAAAAGATAGGGATGATAGAATATAATATAATAAAATATTTGATGTCAAATAATAGATATAAGATGGAATATAGTAGAGGAACAGAAAATTATGAAATATATAGAATAGTATATTCATCGGAGAGGGAATTAGAGTTATCAAAAATAAAAAATACGTCTATATTATTTCACGGGTCATCATATTATAATTGGTATACGATAATAAAATGTGGATTAAAAGTGTATTCAGGGACAAAATTGATGACAGCAGGATCGGCATATGGAAATGGAATATATTTAAGTGATAATTATGGATTATCAATAGGTTATTCAGGTGGAAATAATCAAGGAATAAGAATAATAGGAATAGTACAAATATTAGATAATAAAGATAAATATAAGAAAATAGAGCATATATTTGTAGTTCCAGATGAAAAAATGATAGTATTAAGGGAGATAATAGTGATAAAAAAGGAAGATATAAAAAACACAAAATTATTCAATACATATATAAATAATTATAATATACAAGGAGAAATAATAAAAACGAGTGATAAGATAACAGATAAGAGATTAAATATGGAGATGAAGAAAATAAGTAAGATGGAAAATATAAGAGTTTTATTGGTAGAAAAAGACAGATGGATAATAAATATGATATATGAATATGAGATAGTGAATGTGGAGATAAGATATATAAATTATCCATTTAATCCACCGATAGTGAAGATAATAGAGAAACCGGAGATAAATGTGAGTGAATATATAAAGATGTTAGAAGTTTCAAGATGGAAAATAAGTAATAATGTTGCTGAAATATTAAAAATGTTGCAAGAGATGTATGAAAGAAATTTTATATAAGAAATTTTATATAAAAATAAAAAAATAAATAATAATATAATAAAAAAATGATAATAAATACATATGAAATAGAATATGAAGAAATAATAAATAATAAAATAAAATTTAGAATAAAGGTAAATAAAAATCAGACTATAATATTAGTAATATTAAATAATGAAAATATGATAGAAAATATAGAAAGTTATAAATATAAAATAAATAACAAAGATTATTTATTAAATAATATGGAAAGTTTAAGATATTTTAAGATAAATAATAAAAATAATATAAATTTGTATATAACAAACAATGAATTAATAAGAAATTTAGAAATAGAATTTATATTTACCGAAAATTATAATATGGAAAATATAAATAAAGATAATTTTTATATAACTTTTGAAGTAATAGAATATAATATATCAGAAATAGAATATTTAGAAGAATATTTGGAAAATAATGAAATAATTAAATATAATTATGATTTATATTTAAAAATACAAGATTTAAATAAAATACAAAGAAATATTTATGAAATTGAAATAGAAAATGTTAATAATATTTATGATAAAATAATGATAAATAATGATAATTTATATCATTATATGAATAAAGAAGAATCTTTAATAAGTATATTGGAAAAAAATAAAAATACCGACAAAATTTATAATAATAATTTCTTAATTAAAAATAATAATAAACTTCTTTTTAACACCAAATTTATTAATAATCTACATATTACATTTTTAGATAAAAATTCTATGAAATATATTCCTCTTCATAATTTTAATATTCGTCTCAAAATTAAATAACTTTTCCTTTATTTAATTTTTTTCTTACAAAAAGTTATTGTTTCCTCCTCTTAACTTCCCGTACGTCCTCCTCTGTCTGCTTCCTCTTTCCAAGTGACGAATCAATTTCGTCAATCTCTATCATCTCATCTGGTTCGTCCGACTCAATTTCTGTACTCACCAAGAAATCAAACAGTTTGACACCTTGGACCTGTTCGTCTGGCGTGATTGCCATAAGATCGGCAATCCTCTGTGCTGTAACAGCAAAGACTGCCAATCGATCTGCTAGAACTTGAGGATGAATAGTTTGTGCCTCAAGATAAGGCATTGGTTCAACATCTTGATCAGCAATGATGCTAGGTTCGGGGAAAATACCGAACATATCACAGAAGTTCATATTGCTTGTTTTACTCTTGTTGTTTATATTTTATAGTAATATATTGGACATTCAGATAGTTAAAAAATGCAATTTTTTTAAATAAATTCTGGTGCATAAAGTTTAATAATATTATAAAGTAATTGAATATTATCATTAGCAAATTTATGAATAAAAGTAATAATTTCAGATCGTGAAAGTGATTTTTCAAGAATAGGCATTGTATTAATAGTATCATTATGTTCAATACTTATTTCAATCATAATATAATTATAGATTTCAAAAGGATGACTAATAATAACTTTATTAATGATATGTAGCATTTCAGAACGTCGAGGATAGCGTTTAAGAAGAGGAGGCAAAAGTTCAGACATTTCTTTAGTTTCCATATTAATATTTTATATATAATAATGCTATAAATATTTAATTTTAACAATTTTTTATAAAAAAATTGAAATATATAATACTTTATATATATATTATTAATAAAAACTTATAATGGGCAATCTTCTTACTATTAATGCTGATGCTACAAGACAGCAACAACAAAGAGCAGTAGTACCAATAAGACAAGAACAAACATACATAGAACCAGCGAGACAACGCCAACCAAGAGCAGTAGTACCAATAAGACAAGTACAACCAAGAGCGGAAATAGTAGAACCACCAAGAAGAGAAATTATTAGAAAAGCAGGACAGACAGATTTAATGATGTTGTGTGAAAAAGGAGATGAAATTGGAATTAATAATTTTATGGCATTACCAAGTTATAAATTGAAACAAAATGAGTGTGATGCACAAGATTCAAGTGGTAAAACGGCTGTTTATTATTTGATTAATTCAAATGGATACAAAGGAAAAATTTTAACTAAATTTATTAAAATTATGAGTTATACAGCAGTAAATTATAGATATAATTATAAAGGATTATCACAAACTATTCTTAATATTTTGTTGATTAAAGATGATTGGAATAGATTAGATATTTCAATTTGTATTACTGAAATACTAAAAAGAATGAATACATCAAATAAAACATATCAAAATGAAGCAGGATTTAGTACTATTGATTATATTGGAGCTTCTAATAATTATAAAGCATTTAGGGCATTTTTGTTGGGAACAATTAAGGAAGATTATGAACATGCACCATTAAAATATTTGGGATGTATTTTCAAATATATTAAAAATTCAGAAATTGAAATTATGAATAAAGCAAAAATGATTGCTTCAATGGTTGAGCCATCAACTATTACAATTCATCTATTTAATATGTTTATTTCAAAAAAGATTTTTGATGTTCTTCAAATTCTTTCTACTAAAGTTTCCGAAGATTTTCTAAATCAAAAATGTATTGTTTCCGGTTTTGAAGGTTGCACTATTGATGAAGCTATCCAAATTATTTATTATTCTAAATCTACTGATGATAAACCTTATAATTATAAATATTCTAATAAATCTATTGATGATGAATCTGCTATTCAAATGGCTATTAAAGAAAGTATCGCTATTTCCAGTTCTTCAAGTGCTAGTGCTAGTGCTAGTGCTAGTGCTAGTGCTAGTGCTATTGTTAAAATTATTTCTTCTGTAAGTGATACAAGTGGAGATGTATATGGTACAGTGATAGAATATGGAGATGGAGAAGAAGGCTGTCCAGTTTGTTTTGATAATACAAAAGCAAATATTTTAATATTGAGTTGTGATCCTGAAGGAAGACATAAAATTTGTAAAAAGTGTGATTGGCAACTTAAAAAAATAGCAAGAAGTCAAGGAAAAATGGTAGTTTTATGTCCTACATGTAGACGAGAATATTCTTAAAAAAATATTTTTTATAAATTATATTTATATAAATGGATTATAAAACTAAATATTTTAAATATAAATCAAAATATTTAAATTTATTAAATCAAAATGGTAATGGCTTACCTTCACCTACACCAATAGCTCCACCAATGCCTACGCATATAAGTTCATCATCATCAAGTGCTTCTGCTTTACCAATGCCTATACATGTAAGTTCATCATTTTCTAGTGCTTCTGCTTCACCAATGTCAATACCATCAACATCAATAGAGGAAAAAAAATACAATCATTTATTAGAAAGAATAAGCAGATTACCTATGGATTCAAGAAGAGGAGAATTAAATGGATATATATCTAAAGCTTCAGAATTAGCTGTTAATAAGTCATCAAGTATAGCAAGAGCGACAATATTTGATGCAATAACAAGAGACCAAATAGTAAGTGAATATGGAAGAATAAGAAGTGATATTATAAGTTATAAACGGACTAATATAGAAACTTGGATAGCATTAAGAAATTTTATAACAAGATATAATAGGTATCCAGAATTTAAATCAGCATTTAAACCATTATATGATATGGCTTTAGATGCTATGATAGCGATAAGAGTAGCAGAAACATTAGGTGTAAGCTTAATATAAAAAATTGAAAAATAAATTTTATAATGGATAATTATTATAATGATGTATAATAATTATGAGTATATAAGAGTAGAGGAAAATATAGAGGAAATAAGTAAAATAAAAATAAAAACTAATAAATTATATAGAAAAATAGAGGATATAGAAATAGATATTATAGAGCCGAATATATTAACATATTATTATGATAAAAATATGGAGAATATAAAATTAGAGAATATATATAGTGGTGTAAAAATATTAATAACGAGTAAAGAGTTAATGATAAAAAAATACAAAGAGATACCAGAATATATAGAAAATATTATAGTAGATGGGAAAATATATTATAATAATGGAAATAAATTAGAATATATAGATTTTATGTCTGTAAGTGAATTAGATGAGATAATAGATAATTATATATATAATAATAGATGTAATGAAGTAAATAGTAGAGGACAGATAATATTAGAAAGAGCGATAATATCCTTTCATAAAAGAACAAATGAAATAATAGATAAAACTAGTGAAGAAAATATAAATAAATATTTATTTGACACATTATTAATATATATATCAGATTGGAGAAATATAGAAAATATGAAAAAGATAATAAAAAGATTATACAATGAAACAATAAATAGAACAAAAAATAATTACTCATTATTATTTATGGCAGTAAGAAATAGTATAAGTAAAGAACTAATAGAATATTTAGTAGAGAAATCAGATGATAAAATATTAAATTTAGTGGATTATGAAGCGTATTATGGGAATGATATATTAGAATGTTTAATAGAAAATAATATGGATGATTTAGTAATAAAGAATTTTGATAGATTTGAGGATAAATTATTTGATAAAAAAACTTTAACATTAATATATAGTAAAAAATTTAAAAATATTGCCAAAAAAATTAAAGATAAAAATATTAAATTTGATTATCTTAATATTAATCACTATATTTTAGATTGGTATAAAACTATATAAAAAAAATTGAAATTTTAAATATACTATATAATAATATATAACAAAAATGAGTTTTGCTACTCTTTGGGAAGATATTAGAACAGATATTCAAAATATTAAGATTAAAACAAATACAGAACTTACTGCAGATCAAGTAATTAAAATTTGTAAAGAGATAAATGAAGAGAAAAATAGATTGATAGTAAATGGAGTAGTTGAAAATATGATAGATGATATGTTATTTGATTTTACAAAAAAGAAAATAAAGATGTGTTTAAAGATGAATAAGAAAGAAAAAAAGATTAGTAAGAAAAAGTACAAAGAGGTTAAGATGAGAAGAATGATGGGTATTTTTGAAGATCATGAAGAGATTAGTGGTGGTGGAAGTGCTGGATGGTGGAATCAAATAAATGAATAATTTATATAAAAAAATGACTCCCAAGGTAGCAATTTTTATATAATATAAAAATTGAAAATAATAAATTATAATAGTAATAGTATAATGATAAAAGGGAATCAATATATAAAAATAGAAGATGAAATAAAAAATATAAAAAATTTGGAGATAGAATTTGATTTAAAAAAGGTGAGTGATTTAGAAATAGAAGGAGAGCCAAATATATTAATATATAATGGATTAGGAGAAGATGAGATAGAATTAAGTAATATATTTTATAGTGTTAAAATATTGATAACAACATTAGAGACAATATATAAGAATAAATATGAATATATTCCGGAATTTGTGGAATATATAATAATAGATAAGAAAATATATAAGAATGATAAAAATAATAAGATAGAATTAAGTAGATTTATGATGTTAGATAGATTTTCAGAATTTATAGAAGAGACAATAAGAAATAATAATTATGAGATGATAAATAGTAATAATGAGAATATATTATATATAATATGTAGTAGAAGATTGATAAAAAGACCAAATGATTTAATAATAAAATTTAACAAAATAAATTATGATTATAGTTGGATGTTAAATATGTTAAATAGTGAAAATGAGTCAGTAATACACAGAGCGATAATAAATCAGATGTATGATTTAGCGAATAATATAATAAATTTAATAAAACCGGAAATAATAAATACAAGTAATAAAGCGAATCAGACAATATTACATTGGTTATGTTTTTATGGATATGATGTAATATTTATAAAATTAATAATAAATATTATGTCAGATGAAGCAATAAAAAAGATAGATAATAAAGGTAGAACGGCATTATATTGGTTATGTAAAAGCAATAATAATATAATAGATGTAATGGATAAAATATTAGAAAGAATGGATGAGGAGAGTATAAAAAGAGATGATATAGAAGGATATAATGCTTTATATTGGACAATAAATAATAAAAGAGAAGAGATGGCGATAAGAATATTAAATAGAATAAAAAATAAGAATGAATATGTTAAAAGGAGAGTAATAAGAGGTGAAATAATATATAATAATATAAAAAAGAATGGTATGACAAAAATAATAAATTATTTGAAAGAATATAATTAAATAATATATATAATAGTATAAATGGTGGATAATAATTTAATATTTGTAAAAATAAATGAAGCTTTTATAATAAATAATGATATTGTAATAAAAAAAGAAAATAAATCAAAAATAATAATAAAAAATATTTTATATATAATAGGATTGATAATATTTATTATATTATGTTTATGTATAGGACCATTATTACTAATAATTTATTATATAAATATGAATTGTGATAATAGAAAAAAAAATGAAATAAAATTTATAAATTCATTAACTGTATCCATTATAATAACCAGTATTTTTTGGTTTTCGTTATTTAAATTAAATATAATATAAATAAAAAAATTGCAAAAAATAATAGTTTGAATGGCTATATTAATCACTTATATTACCTACAAATTTCCAACCACAGAGTGTAGGGGACTTCTATCTAGGAGTTAATCGGAAAAATCATCATCAACATCATCAACTACAATCAGCAACAAATGTCGTGGTATCCCAACTACATGAACTTCAACATTCGCCCAAGCCAAGACGCCTCAAGGATGGTGGGTTTTGAAGACAGCTATCGCAGTTGTGTGTGGCTTCACAATCACCCAGAGTTCAAGAGCACCACCCCCGTGGAGCACTACCTCAACCTCCGTGCGTCTCACGGACCGGAAGTAGCTAACCGAGTATACGGCATCATCCCAGACATCATCCCCTGTCCCTTCTACGAGTCTCTGATTGAGCGGATCGGACAGGTGCGTGTGGAACTGTCTCCGCCACAGCCTCGGGTTGAAGTACTGCTACCGTCGCAGTCACAACAGCCTCAAGTGAAGGTGGTGCTACCACAGCAGTCGCCACTAGTGTGTCAGCCTCGGGTTGAAGTACTGCTACCGTCGCAGTCACAACAGCCTCAAGTGAAGGTGGTGCTACCACAGCAGTCGCCACTAGTGTGTCAGCCTCGGG